ATTTAAAACAGGATTAATCCACGGAGTATAATTACTCCATGAAGTTCTATCATTAACATGATAAAACAAATGATTGAATTGAGTATGATTTGTAATTTTGTAATTCTTTAATGGAGATTTATGATATTCTTGATAGCTTCGATCACCTGCTTCCAAATACCATGGAAAATTTTGATAAAAGATTTTATTTTGAATGTCTTGAAACACATGTTGATCTAAACAGTTATCATATATTTCAGCTACTCCTCTGGTTCCTTTTAATTTTACTTTTTTGTAAATTACATTTGGACCAAGTTTATCTTTATTTATTATAGTCACTTTATAACTTCTTTATATACTAATTTTTAGGTAATGTAAAGCCTCCTGTGCGGAATAAATGAATAAAAATAAATTTATCTGTTAGTAACATTAAGTAATTTTCTGTTTTTCTTATACATGATGACGGTCCGTTGTTGCTCTTCCCAGGCTGAAACTAATTTGTATTGGACAATTCCAATCTTATCAAATCTTGATTTATTAAAATAAAAATCATTCCAGTTTATACGGTCTTTGTGAAAGGTTCGCTCCATACCCAAATCCCAAAAACTGCACATCATTTGTTTTTTTTCGCCAATATTCATTTTGGAAGTTGTGCCATAGCACACTTTTTTCGGACAGGTGTAAGAACACTCTACATTCAGGAAAAGTCTAATTTTTTTCTTGTCTTTGATACTTTCAAGAAATTTAATATTATCATTCATATGAATGGGTAAAACAATAGTATCATACAACCCTAATGAAACTTTTTTTTCTAATTTTTTAATGTCAACAATATCCTGTATGCAGCTCGCCTCTACTTTATAATTTGGAAAATCTTCTTTGATGTATTCAGCTAGTTTATCGGTTGCTGTAATAATGGCATTTCCTTTTCTATGGTGGCGTTTTAAAAAAGACTTACTTTCTGTATATTGTTTGTCTGATATAAATTTATTGGACAAAGGCAGCTTTAAACCAATACCATGATCATAGAGCCAATAAATATCTACTTTAGTTAAATTTATACTGCTCCCATGCACTCTACCTCCCCATAAAGGAATATCTCCTTCTACGGATCCAAAAGCATAGTCTATATCGTTGTAGTTAAATTGAAAATTACTGTGCTCTTTTGCATGAAAACAATGAAAATCTAGCCAATCTCTAATATGATAGGACCAATTTTTTCTCGCGGAACATGATATTTTCATTTCTTTCTTTTGCATACCAATTCCTTTTATATATGATTAAAAAGAATTAATCTAGATCAATCATACTTCAGGAGTTTCTTTATCCCAAGATTGGCCGTCTTCATTCCACACATAATGAGTACCGGCTGCTTTTTCTTCATCAGTTAGATCATCCGGTTCATCACCAATTGGTGAATGCCACGAAGCGTCTGTTGTATTTAAAACCCAACTTGCATAAGGTTTTTGAGGATAGAATATATTGTTATCTTTATCCCAAATATATCCTATACCTGCAAAGTTTCCTCTAAATGCTTTAGAATCATCTCCAGAGTTATGTTTTCCACCAATTGTATTATAAGAAGTTTGTTTCCAAATTCCCCTTTTGAAAAAGTTTTGACACCATGTTTCACCGTCAACATGCATATCATTTTCTCCTAATGGACCAGCTGCTGTTGAAACATCGTTGCCAATAACGACTACTCTTTGTACTACCCAATGTGAATCACTAGTAAATCCTGTTGGATCTGTAACTTCTTTAATTTCTGCAAAATGTGCCATTTTATGAAACTGTAACCGTATTAGTTCCTGATACTGTGAATTTAGCCACTTTATCATTAGCTGCACCCACACAAGATGTAACAGTATTAGTAGCCGGACTAACAGATACACAAGTTGCGCTTGGAAATCTTAAATAAACTATACCTGAACCACCAGCCGAACCTCCTGCTGGGAATCCGGCTCCTCCTCCACCACCACCAGTGTTAACAGTTCCAGCTACAGGAGCATAATATCCACGACATGTATCTCTTCCTCCGGCGCCTCCACCACCAGTTCCACCCGAACTGTAAGTTGATGCGCCTCCGCCACCACCACCACCACCAAAAGTTTCTGGACTTCCTGATATACAAGTAGCTCTTCCGTCTCCACCACCTCCAGCCACGTTGGGAGCGGACTTGTTCTCGCCTACGGCACTAGCACCACCTCCACCACCAGCAGCTTCGGCCCATGCCCCATAACTTCCACCATACCCACCAGCATTTCCTTGAGGACCACCTAATGCCGCTGGAGCGGCAGGTGTATCTCCTGCTCCACCAGCCCAACCACAGGCGGAGCAGGGGTTGCCTGCTCCTTGTCCACCACCTCCCGATCCACCGGCTAAACCAGCTGCTGAACCAGCTCCCACACCACCTCCACCGGCGGAAGTTATTATGTCAAAAGATGAATCACTTCCGCTAACTCCAGCACCACCTGGAGCTGGTCCACCGGCGCCACCTGCTCCAACTACTACATTATAAGTTCCTGCGCTTATGCACAAAGCTGCAGCGGAAGGATTACAGTAGGAATATCTATATCCTCCTGCACCCCCGCCTCCACCTGCATACGGGCCGTGACCACCAGCACCTCCAGCTACTATTACATAATCTGTAGTTACTGAGCCGGCACCACCACCAGCTCCAAATCCTAAGACTTGATAGCCAAACGATTTAGTTCTTCTTGATTGTATATTTGTTAAACCCTTACCTGATGCGATAAGTTTATTTTTTAAATCTCTCATATATAAATACCTTATGCGTCGTTAGCTGCGTTAGTAGTATAAAATAATTGAATTCCTAATAAGCGTGCATCACCAGTAAAGGTGTCACTACCATTGTCCGCATCTCTTTCTAATTGAAAAAATACTTGATTGCCATCAGCAATAGTTCCTGCAATCGTTATTGCAGAACTCACTGGACCCATTTGAATATCTTCAACGGTTCCGATACCCGCATCGGTAGAGGTTTGAGCACCACTAAAAGCGGTATTTGCAGTTTCTCCTTCCGCTACACTAAGACCTGAAAGGGACCATATACAATTACCTGTATCTGTGTTGCCCGGAGCCCACGTAGGTATAAAAGTTACCGTACCACCATTCCATGATTTAGGAAAAGTTACGGCAAACTGTGCAAATTCAGATGTACTTGCATCAAAATCCAAAACTTTAAGATCTGGTCTAAGGGCAGTTGTTTCCACTTGTTGTGCGTCAGCTCCATTAGTTTCACTTCCATACATCGCAACTGCCGGAACCCAAATTGTTTCTTTTCCTGCAATTTTAACTGCTGCTGTTCCTGATTTAAGTACTCCCGCTCCTTTGGGATTTAGATTTAAATCAACAGCTGCATCGCCACCTGTTGTAGAAATAATTGGGCCATTTCCACTAGCTGCGTTAGCTATCGTGAATTCATTTACCGCAGATCCTGTAGCTGTTAAAAGAGCTAGTTCATTTCCACCAGTATCTAAAATAGAAGTTCCAATTTTAGGACTTGTTAAAGTTTTATTAGTAAGAGTATCTGTTGTAGCAGCTCCAATTAAACCGGTGTTAATAATATCTGTTCCATTATGATAACATAAATAAGTAGCGCCTTCAGTAAGTGCAAATCCTGTTGCACCTGTAACTTTAAAAGTTAAAGTGTCTCCTGAGTGGGTTGTATTGTCGTAAACGATGAAGGGTTTTTCAATATTTTCTGAGCCACCAGGAGAAGATCCTGATCCCGCAGTTGCTGCAATATCTAGAACTCTCGTTCCTCCAAGAGTTCCTGTTAATTCTATAATAAATGCTCTTCCGTCATAAGTTCCAGTCGAGCCATCTGGAATAGTTAAAGTTCTATCCGCCGTCATGGCAATAGAGACATAACCAAAAGTGTCTTTTACTTCATTCCATGTAGTGTTTGTTACGTTTCCCCATGTTCCGGCTTTTTCACCGGTTGTCATTAATTGAAGACCTAGACCATTATAATTTGATGCCATAATTTATTCTCCTTAAGCAGCTTGATGAATATTAACGTCTGTATAGCTTGTTGTGCTTCCAGTGTCAACATCAGAATAAGCCTTAATTCCGAGCACTCCTGCAGTCCCAGTTATTGATTGTGCAGTAGGTTTAACGGTAATATCCGTAAAGGCCGTAACCGATCCTAAAGCACTTGTTATTGCTTGTCCAGTAACAGGGAAATCTATACTTGGTTTTGCAAGAGCCGTTCCTATAGCCGAAGTAATGCTTTGAGCTGTAGGTTTAACGGTAATATCTGTAAAGGTTCTAGGCGATCCTACGGCACTTGTTATTGCCTGTCCAGTAACATCAATATCCACTCCACCTACTACGGCTGCTGTTCCTACAGCAGACGTTATTTGGACACCTGTTACAGCCACAGGCTGAGTATAAGCTAGTACCGTTCCAACAGAAGCAGTAATAGACTGTCCTGTTACACTAACGTCTGCATTGGCATTAACGGTAACGCTGCCTACCGATGATGTTATAGTTACGGATGTAGGTTTAACTATTGCATTCGCTTTAGTTGTAGCGCTTCCTATTGCCGATGTAATTTCTTGGCCGGTTACTTGAACTGTATATGTACCACCCCAAACTCTGTTACCCCAGGTTCCTCTTCCCCAACCCTGTGCAATAACGCCTTCGGCAGTTGTAGATCCTACTGAAGAAGTAATAGTTTGAGTGGTGGGTTTAACTGTAATATCTGTAAAAGCTGTAACCGACCCAAGCGCAGAAGTTATTTGTTGTCCAACAGGTTTAACTATATTGACGTCTGGAGTACCTACTGCTGATGTAATTGATTGACCAGTAACCGCTACAAGCGTATCACTTTGTTTACCCCAAAGACCGCGTCCCCAGGTTGTAGGGGATACACCCCAAGTATTAGCAGCCATCTAAGACCCCGGCTCCCTAAGCGAGTCTTATGATCGCTAATGTATCAGTATAGTTTGGAAACTGAATTGTGAAAGTACCAGCTGTAGAAGTTTTAACAGTACTAAAATCCAACACGGCAATAGATTTATTACTCTTTGATGAATTGTAAATTAAAGCTCCCATTGCAGAAATTGTTGCAGTTAAATAAGACAGATCAGTAAAATCAGCAATAGCTGTCGTTCCCGACAAACTAGTTGTTTGACCCGCTAAAGTTTTTCCTCCTGCAGTATAGTCCCCTGAGTTTCCTACTTCACCTGTTGCTGTGTAAGAAGCTAGGCCAGGACCAATTGTTGATGAGTCTGTATATAAAGTTAATTTAAGAGTATCTCCACTAGCAGCGATATCATGGTCACCGGCTAATAGTTCTCTCTTAAAAGAACTGGTAATTGCACTTGTTGTTATAGCCATATTTTTCTCCTATTATGGTCCCGGTGAAGGCGAATCAATTCGTATTCGGATTGCTCCATCATCGTAATCGTCTCTTCTCCTTCGACCAACTTGTTCGATTGCGAACTTCTCTACCTCTTTATTATAGCGTTGCTCATATAATGTCAACATATCTTGTGGACCCTTTAAATATGAGAAAGCTTCAACAAGACACGCATATAATAGGCCATTTCCAAAATTCTGGCTAATATAAGTAGTCGTGTTTCCAGAAGCCAGAGCAGTCGGCATCTTTACAAAATTAACCTGAAACTGATAAGTAGAATCGGGGCAAGGAGCGACTGTAATAGTCCCTGAAGTCGTTACGGCTACTCCCGTAGCACCTCCATACATTGCGTAATATTTAGGCAGCCCGCGGCCTGTAGCTGTGGTTGTTCCACCTTCAGCGAATTTGTTATATTCGTTGATAAAAGTAATATCTCTTTTTTGTAAATAGGTACGTTCGGCTGGAGACGATCCATCTACCACTTCTATGGATCTAATAACAAGACACCCAGCGGGCGCATTAATATATTGCTGCCCTGTGACAAAATTCCCTAATTGAGAATCTCGGTAAGCGTCAATGTTAACTTCTCTTAAAATTCTATGTTCTGAATTTTCAATAAACTGATCTGTAATCGTACTAGTAAGAACATCAGTTCCTACTTCAGTATAATTTCCAATCGCTGTAGTTAATGTTGCGTATGTGAATCCTGCCATTATGCTGATATAGTTACCGGTCCAACGGACACTGGATAACCTCCTCCTTTTATTCCTCCTGTTGTAGCTGTACTAGTATCTACAACAAAATAAAACCAATTAGTAGTTTTATCTGTATCACGCGCACCGCTTACCCATTTTCCTGTTCGAATCGGGTAGCCAGCGGCTTTTGTAACATTAGATCCTGCAATACCGTCAAAGGTAGGTGGATTAGTATAATTCCCTCCTGTTGAAGAAGCGCCTCTGAATCGATAAGTACTGGAATCCGTTAAGCCATGACCAGGTACGTTAACATTAATATAAGAAGACCCTCCACCATAAGTGGTGAAAGGATCCTTAGGCATTAATTGTGTAACAGCCGGAGCCGTTCTTGCAGGTCTGGCTTTTTTTAAAGCTATTGGATCCGCTCCATGGGGTCTAGGACTTAATTGAGGTTGTTTAGATTCAAATTCTGAATAATGAACAAAGAGACCATTCCATTGGGTAACCATTTCATTCCATGGAAAAGCTTGTCCACTAATGTCTGAAATAGCAAGTGCATATTTTCCTTTTGCAAAATTTGCCATTATTTTTTACCTCCAGGTCCTAAAGGCTTGCCTATTAAACCGCCTTCAGCTTTTCGGTTTTTTAATTCTTTTTCAATTTCATCTTTTATTTCTTGAGGTGTTTTTGAATCATTTAAAAGTTCTCTTAAACGACCACTACCCATGTTACTTATTCCAGATACAAAGTCATGAATTTTTAAACCAGGACCACTTCCTGAATATTTATAAGTTTTGCCCATAATTATATATTCGGATAATAAGTTTTTGGCGTAATGTATGTACTCGCCTCTGAACCATCCGCTGCCTCCGCTCTAATTAATTCATCTTCATATAATAATTTTAACTGTTGTGTTCTGTCTGGTGAATATTTTAAACTTAAATAGTATGCAAGACCTGCGCACATAGCAGGAATATAATTGTAAGGAACATCCACAGCATTAAAATAGCTTCCGGCGTCCTGAATTCTTTTTACAAAATAGATATGAATTTCTTTCGATGCGTTAGTAGAATCGGCTGTTAAATAAATAGTGACAGTTGTCTTATCAATAAACCGTTGAACAAAATATTGGGAAGGAGTTCCTTTCGCTAATTTATTAGATAAGGCAGAATACGTTGATCTAGTTATTTTTGTCAAAGCTGCATCAGATTCGGAAGTTGTTCCTCTGCTTGTTCTAAGAGTAGCTTCAAGGACATCCTCTAATCCATAAGTAGAAGTGCCTGTAGTTCCGCCTGCTGTGGTGTCACTAGCCCCGTCTCCTGTAGCTCGATAAAAAGTATAAGTTGACTGACCTTCAACAAGGTCAATATTGGTATCTCCTACTTCCCAGTAGTGTAATCCTCTATTAGACCATTCTTGAAAAAGAATGTTTAAAGATCGTCTTGCTGTTTTTAACTGGTAACCGGCAACTCCACGAATTCCACATCTTTCATATGCTTCTTCGATAATATCATCGATGTAAAATGTTTTGCCGAAAGTTGCTGTTCCTGAAGTAGTGTTAGCCACGCGCTACCTCCTTAACCGTAAAATATTGTAACTTTATCGACGTTAGTTAAAGTTGCGTATCCACTCGTTCTACATAACAAACCATCTCCTGGAATTGGTATGTATCTAGCTATTTCTTCTCCAGCGTTGCCTGCGCCTAAAGGTGTTTGGAATGTTGCAACAGTAGTTCCTGTTCCCCCACCATCTTTAATTACAATGGTGCCTGCTGTAGTATCAGAAACATAATAGATTCCTAAGATTCTACATGGTCCCGCAAAAATAGCGCCCGTAGCAGTTACGTTTATAGATTTTACTGTACTTATATATGTACCCATTTTTTCTCCTTAGCTGTGAGCTCCCGAAGGAGCTCACATTAATTATTAGTTAGCAGTTAAATTGTTCGCTTGAACGTATTCAACTACAACTCTTGCACTACCAGCTGAAGCAGAGTTCGCTATGGTAATACCATAAAGTTCTACATCAGAAGTACCAGTGTTTGTCCATACATCCACTGCTGCTGGTCCCATAACTACTGAAAGTGCTGTTGCACTAACATTCGTGTGACCACAGATATCAGTAGCATCACCTGAACCATTACCAATGGCAATAGTAGCGGTGTTTGAAGCTGTAAACAACGATTCAATTATAAGTGTAATACCTATAATTTGACTTTTCGCAGGAATTATAATTCCTAGCGCTGTCGCTGTAGTGGTTGCATGAGTCAGCTCTGTGCTTGCTGATTGTGACATGACAACTGATCCAACGTTCTTGACATTTGAGCCAATAGTTGTTCCAGTTGTGTTATAAATATTTCCAGCCTTAATTGGACCAGAAAAGGTTGTTGTGCCCATATTATCCTCCTAGTTTTGATGAACGTAGTCTCTAGGCCGTCGACTATACTCGTCTACGTTCTTAATTAATTGTATAGTAAATAAGATATAGCGCAGATTTGCGTAGAGCGCAAGGTATCCTTAGGTAAAAAATTGATTTTTGATAGCGCTTAAGTGGCTATCGAAACTTGGGGCTTGGCTTTTTGAGCTTGAGTTAGACGCATATCTTCTTCAAACTCCTCGGTAACAATTCGTTTAACAACTTCCTGAATTTTTTTGTCAATGGCAGCCATATTAATACTATATCTGCCCTGCTTCAGGTGTTCCTGTTGCCACTCGAGTTCCAAGGACCTCTTCATAGTGTATAGGTTTTGAGTCATTGTTAACCTCCTCATAGGTTATCCATTTCCTCCTAGATGAGTCGCTAAATCCATCTTTCTCCCAGTTTAACTCCTTTTGTCCTACTTTGTCAAGTATTGCTTTCTCTATAGCATCCCTGTCATCTTCACTATCTACTGTAAAATCAACATAATAGCCATAAGCTCGTATCTGTATTCTAAATTTTTTCATAATCACATCCATAAAAAAAGAGGGCGATTCGAAAACCGCCCTCTCTATATACATTAAATGTTACGTACCTTCAACACCATATATTCCCCTAGGGTCGGATACGCCGAAAACGTATCTTTCTCTAGCTTTATATCTAACATTTCCAGTAGAGAAATCACCTTCCATTTTAGTTTGGATTGCTAATCTCTCAAAATGTTTCATTCCGTTAGGAACGTCAGTAATAATGTACCAAGAATCACTATCTGTTAGATAGTGATTTACTCTATAACCTTGAGGAACCATCCCCATGTTTTTAAGTGCATTGATATCATTATCAGCTGTTCCAACTCTACCTTGAGATTTTAATAATCTCTCAGCATTAAATTGATTCGCTGAAGGAATTATTAACTTAGTTCCTCTAGCTGCAATTTTTAGACCTCTTTCATCAGTCAGTGCAGCAATGTCAATCAATGCTTGCTCTAACGATGTTTCGTTAAGGTCTGCCTGTGTACTTAGCGTGTTTGAGAAAGTACCAGCGATCGTTGGGTGTGATGTACTAAACAAAGCAACTGCATCACCTGAATCAAAATTGTCTACTCCTGGTAGACCTTGATTCAACGGTGTTACTGCTTTTATTTGTTTAGCGCTCGCCATTGATCTTGCTAGTGCTTTTGTATAACGAGACGCGAGTCTGTCATACAGATTATCTTCCATTGCTTCTTCAGTGATAGCAAAAGCGAGAGCAACTGTCTCGTTAGTGTATCTAGCAGTGAATGTTTCCTGAGCATTGTCAAACGCAACTGCTGAACCTTCCGGTTTAACATATGCATTAGCAAATCCAGATAACATTACTTCTTCTTCAAAAGCTCTGTCAGATGATTCTTGAGTATAGATTTCTCTATGCTCTTGGTCGTATTGTTTATACTCGAGACCGAACAAGGCGTTTAAACCTGGCTCAAGCTCTTTTACGAGTTGTTGTCGTGATATAGCCATAATTTATCCTCCTTATATTCCATCGTAGTTGTTACCGAATAAATGCTGATCGATCATCACACGCC